TTGTTTGATAAAGTTACGGTTAATATTCGGCGATTTTCGATAACTATTAAATAGGAAGAAATAGGCATTTTAACTAATCAAATAATACCGAATATCAGTGCCAAGTCCCCAAATTTTCCCCAAATAAAAAAAGCCAACCAGAACGTAATCCGGTTGGCTTTTTTATAGTATCACTTGTGTGAATTGAGAGTAGATAAAGTAGTCAATGGCTGTTGATAATTTTAAAAAACTAACTCAATCTTTTTGGTTTGTCCATAGGAAACTTAGGAATATCAATGTTTATTGTAGGCTGATAGTCAATACTTGTAATATTTTTTATAAAATCTTTCACTGCTGATATTGCATTTTCAAATCCATATTGAATAACAAAATCGTGAATTTTATCATCGGACAATTTTTCAAAGTCTTCTATTTTATAAGCATAATTAAAGTCGAAAGATAGCGATCTAAACTCTTCTTCGCTCCCCTCTAGTTCAGTTTTGACATCAATTTTTAACTCTATAACGGCTATTTCATTAGCCCTGTTTGCTTTAACTGTTGTCGAGTTTAAATTAAAATGATAAGTTTCGGAAAAATTGTCTTTACTGGCTATCTCTGGATTAAACTTATACTCCAAATTATTTATGTTAAAAAACTTATACGAAATATTCATTATTACCAATTCCTCAATCTTCTAAACATATGCAAAATGCTTATGTTTAGAACTAATTTGTTTTGTCGATGATGTTTGATGGAAATTCATATTAGCGATGTAGGATTGGCCAGTACTGTTATTTCTATTGTTTGATGATAAGAAAAACAATGATAGATTTATAGGCAATTGAACATCATTGTCAATATTTTTATTTGTCACAGTTTTAAGCTTAACGTAACCATCACTCTTAAATCCTAAAAGATTCGAAGTCGATGTATTTATATCAAGCCGATTATCATAATCAGTAATATTAGCTAAAGCCGAGCTGATATATGATTTCACTTTGTTGAAAGACTCCTCGCTGACAAAAGGATTTTCACTTTGCAACCTGAGAACGTCGTTTACATGAACTCCGCTTTTTTCGGCTATACCCTCTGGGTCAACGTGATTCACTAATGTGTACTCGAACATATCATCAGAAAGTTTGCTGATTTTGTTACTATCCAATTTTTTCATAATCAATGCCCTCCCTAAGGTAGGTTTTCAAAGGTTCTTTTTTTATTATGTTATGATTAGAATCAATGTTTTCCATCCCAAAACCGCACTCATCAGCTAATTCATCTGCAAGTGCATTAGCGTCCTCTCTGCTTTTACTTAGAGTTTTATCCTGAAAATGAGTATAAATTCTAATTTCTTTTGTAATTACTGACAAACCAAAGTATAATCTTTTAGAAATACGAGGGTAATCTGAAATTGTTTCCAACTCTATTCTTGCTTCGAAAATATCATGCTTATCGAGCTGTGAATTCATTCTTTTGACAATTATAACATCCGTACCAATCTCTTTTCCGTTCTCATCCTTCCCAAGTAATGGTTCACCCTCGCTGTCATGCGGAACATATGGAACTTTTCCTTCCTCGCCTTTTAATAAAATATCACACAATAATTTGTACTTCATGTTATCAACACGTCTAATAACGAATTTAACTAATTGTTGTTCAACAATAGACTTCTGCTTGTACACATATTCTGCAACTGGACGATTAAGTACATTTTTGATTATGTTATCGGGAAATATAATGGAATTTTTAGTAATCATAATTCGATTGCTTCTTTGCGAATAATATTTTTCTTTATGTTGTAATTCTAACAATATACTAATATTTTTGCAAATAATTCTATATATTAAATAAATTCTATATATTAAATAAATTCTATTTTACTAGAAAAGGAAAAAACACCCAACTGGATTATTTCTGGTTGGGCGGTTTTTAATTTATTCAACTTTGTAAGGCGTTAACCTTTTCTTGTGCATCAGCTAATGCTTGTTGTGCTTTGGCTAGTTCATCAGCCTTAGCTAATTCACTTTGTTGTTGAGCAGCTTGTTCTTGTGCTTGAACTTGTTCCTCTGTAATTTGAGGGTAAGTCTGATCTAACTCATTAATCAATAGAGCATATTCTTTTTCGACTGCATTTTTAATTAATGTTTCATCTGCAACGGAAAATCCTAAAGCAGTTAGTGCTGCAGTAACAATTTTAACTGCGCCAGACTTCTTAGCTTCACCTTCCAGAAACTCAGAAACACCTAATTTTTGCATAGCCACTACGGCATCTTTAGCTAAAGGAGATAATACTTGAATGAGGTTAACCACCTGTTTGTTTCCTAAAATCACCTTGCTGACGTATGCACCAATAATAGGAATAGCTGCAATAGCGATCGCTGTAATTAATTTAGTAATTGTATTCGTATCCATATGTTCTCCTTTTAACGAATTGTTGCAAACGACTTCATCATTGAGACTGGCTCACCACCGATTTCAACGTTAATCGTTGTCGCTGTTTGCGAAATAACCTTGTACTTACCGTTCAAAGTAAAGTATTCCATACGTCCGTTGTTACCTTGAATGTATTGGTTACGTAGCTTATGGCCGTATCTATCAGTTAATGTCATAGCTGAAATAGGAATATAGTTGTTGTAATCAATCACTGGAATACTCATATCAATGTTGACGCCGTACATTTTATTATTGTACTTAGTCCAGTAATCAGCTACGTAGACACCACTGAAGGTTGCATAGCGTGTTTTAGTTGGTGTACTTGGTGTGTTCGTTGACCGTGATGGCTTTGAAGCTGTTTGTACAGCTGGCTTATCGTTATCTAATGAACCAACAACCATTACGTTACCATCAACACCAAAATGATTATCTGCGTACTGCCAAATCTTCACGTTAGAATAATTTGGGAAATATTGCATAGGTGGCGTTGCTTGATGCGCAGTGGTCGAGTACCAAGCTAACCACAAAGCGTTTGGATAACGTGCGTTGATACGGTTCAAATCAATGTTCGCATTCACATAATAAGTACCAGAATAAAGCATTGGCTTATAACCAGCAGCGTAAATCTGATCCATGAACGTCAAAATAGCCGTTGTGTTGTTAGCCTTATTCGCACCAGCACCTGCTTCATAATCCATAGCAATGTATGAACCTTTAGCCAGTCCTGCGTTTTGTGCATCTTGAACGGCTAATTGAGCTGAATAAGTAGCTTCACTTACTGAATCACCTACTTGTGCCCAGAAATAGCCACCAGTTTGCATACCAACGGCATCAGCGTTATGAATTTGTGCGTAGGCTTTAGGATTAGCATAATGACTACCCTCACCGCCGCCACGTCCGCCTAGCTTAACCATAGTGAAGTTATCGCCATAGCTCTTAAACTGGCTGAAATAGCTTGTGGTTGTGCCTTGATAACTGGCAACATCAATACCATTAGTATTAGCAGATACACCTGTGATCATTGCACCAAAAAAGGCAACCGCTCCGATTGAAGCGACTACCCATCGTTTTAATTTATTCAATTTTCAAACCTCCCATTTATCGTGTTTCCACGTTTCCAATTTAGTGAGTCGTATCTCATGATTGTCCGTGATATTGTTAGATATTTTTAGCTCGTCTTTTAAGCTAGCGATATCTGTTCTCAATCCATTAATTGAGTTCACAATGGTATTCTTCAATACCCACCACAAACCACCCAGAAGAATAGACCCCACACTTAGCCAACTCAACAAATCATGTGGCATTTGCATTCATTCACCTCCCTAACCTACAAGTATTAAATTACAACATCCTCGACATGTTGATGCTTTATATCCGCACCTATTATACGATTACAATTTCTTAAAATATTATTTTCGGATATATACGCATCATTGTCATTACTACGAGAAGATACTAAGTTTGCTCTATCTATTGTATTTCCTATCATAATAACATTTTGAATGGAATCACTATTACCGTCTGCTGAAATCAAATTCATTAAATCAACATTATTACTTTCTGAGTAATCATTAACAAATGAATTATTAAATAATCTAGCCGTTAAAAGAGATTGAGTTAGATTTTTTGCCGAAATGTGGTATGTGGCAGCAGAACAACTCATATCATTCTCGAAAAAATCAAAATTTATTTTGGTCTTAACATCTGATTTTATTCTTATTTTTAATCTAGATATTTCCTTATTGCGATTAAAAATAATCTTTTTTACATTCAAAAAATCTATTAGCATACCACCGTCTATTGTTAAATCTTTTGATGCTTTTTTAGCCCGTAAAGCAGATTCGTTGAATTCATATTCATCATAATTGGCTATTACTGCGGACTGACCAACCGACATAAAATCAATATCGCATTGATTAAAAACCATCTTTTTATTTTCGTCAGTGCGCATATCTGGTATATAAGGAGGATTTTTTTGGTCTCCTAAGTCCAACAATACTTTGGAAGAATTGACAATTATACTTGTAAAAGCACGAATTAATTTAATATCAGAGTCAGAAATATAATAATTTGATGTATATCCATTAGAAGTTATCCATCCTTGATGCTTAATAAAACTGATATAACTATTAGCATTCCCAAAAGAGGTTCCACTATCCGCATTAAATGTTCCTGACGTATTATCATAGGATATATGATGCTCATAGGCTCCATGAAGTTGAAACGTCATGGAGTACATCTTTCTCCCAGAAGATTTAGTAACCTTTGCATATGACGATCCTGTGAAGTCTACTAGATGACGAGCGTTAACCGCGTGGCTATCTGCAAAAACTATGTTGTTACAATAATTAAATTGAGTATAATATCCTTCTCCAGGTCCGACGACTGCTGCGGAATCAATGTAACCGTTGCTAACAGTGACACGATTCAAATGATTCAAAAAAAGTACTGGTAGTTTTGTATTAAACCCGCATACTCTATCAAAGGTAACATCCACACCATACTGAATAGATATGCCCGACACGAACGTAAGGTCATCTGAATGAGTATGTGTCACATCTTTATCAGAAGTGATAATTTTTTCATCAATGATATTTAAGTTTTTGAAGCTAATGTTTGTTACGGGTTTTACTTTTTGAATTGTAGCTGTGTAATTATAATCTACATACTTATAGGGGCTAGAATAGTCGATGAAAATTTTGTTGTTTACTATTCTAGTTATTCTTACTAATTTTTCATCTTTCGGGTTTAATGAACTTACAGAATAATTCCCAGTATTGATTTTGAACAACAAATAGTCGCCTACGTTAAAGTGGCTAGAATCACTTAGCGTAAAGTACCCGTCTTCACTGTAGTAGGTTGTTGAATCAGAAGAATCACTATCAATATGTAAAAACACATCATTAACTTCGTAACTTTCTCCTAAAATTTCTCCTTTTGAATTGAATATTCCTTGGAACCTTCCAATGTTATTTTCTACTGCCCCGCCCCAAATTATTTCTGAATTACCAAAGTCAATTTCCGTATTCGATTGCACATCAATTGTAGATTTGACATAAAATTTTCGAAAAGGAGGAAATATTACTTTTCCACCCCCTTGTATGCCAACATAATTAATGGCTGATTGAATAGCTGCGCTATCATCTGTTGTTCCATCCCCAACTGCTCCAAACCAAATTACATTAACCCCTCTTTGAGAAAGTTCATTATTCAATTTGTCAATGAACGTCTTTCCTTCTGGCTGTTTGAGTTGAGTGATGTCCCCAAATTCTGTTTTTTTAATCACGCCATTAGAATTTATTAAATTAGTGTATTCTACTATTTGATTATGCAGAGCTTGGGCTTTATCAATGCTATCTTGAACGGTAGCAGCATAATCATCAAATTTCTTCTTTACTTTGGCAATTAAATTATCGTATTCACTTAAATAGTCTTTTGAATCAATACCAGATTCCACACGATTTTCTAGGATATTAATAGCTACTTCTAATGTCGAGTCGGCAATCACATTCTTATTGCTATCAGTGTGTGTAATCTTGAAAAAGGCTTGTTGTATTGTCCCAGCAACTGCAAATACTTGTGCATTAAAACTATAACGAGCTAGTCCTGCTGATGCATCGAGTACGGTAACACCTTCATAATCAACAATGTGGGTGTCATCTGGTTTTAGAGCTTCAAATGCTACCTTCTTGCCAGTTAAATCATAAGGAACATTCTTATCACCGTCCCAAAATAATATGGTCACAAATTTCAACTGGCTATCACCTTGCCGTCCTGTAATTAACTGTTGTGGTGCCGACTGCTTAGTCACATCAAATGACAAATATTGATTAGACATCTAAAGTACCTCCTAATCGTTTAATTGCCCGTTCTATTACATCAATTCTTTGTGGCGCTGTTTCAAACACATGCCCATTGATGTTTGTTCTCATCAATTGAACTTCCGTTGATGATTCGCCCTTATCACTACCAGCATTGATTGTGTAGGCGACGTTTCGTATGCCTTTCAGAGCATTGTCCAGTTGTTCTTGTGAAACAACTTGATTGCCGCCCAACGCTTGATCGATAATTTTAAAGTTGCTAATTAGTTGATTACGCAAACTTTGATCAAGACTATTTGATAAATTCAAATCAAGCATTACTTACCTCCTTTTCTGTTGTTAATTTACCGTCAACATCTACCGTGACATTGAACACCGTGCCATTTGGTGACAGTAATTGTAATCCACCTGACAGCTTGGTTTGACCTTCATAAGTCTTATTACCTTTCATCGTTTCATTACCTTGATTTGTTGGCGCTGTGTACTTAACGCCATTGATTAGTAATGCACCATCATCATCAAATGACAGGTCATATTTAGTCCCTTTTGTTGATTCAAAAGATAAGCTAGGTAAAACTAAGTCATCAAAGTCAGTTGGTTTAAAATGAAAACCGTCTGGAGTAATTAAAATTCGCAAACTATCAGTAGTTCCATCTGGCATAACTGCAACACCAAAATTACCAACGCCTAACTTTCCATTTGTAATCGTTGGTCTAACCTGTTGTGACATCTTTACCTCCATATTCATACCAGATTCCATCGTGCGAAATCACATTCAATTCAGCATTCGCTTCTTTAATCGCTTTAGCTAGTGCAGCACTATTTTGTTTAGCTTGATTAAGCTGGTGCTTGTTACTTCGCTGAAAATCCAATACTGTCTTAGCGTTACTATTCAGAGTAATTGACGGTTTTTGCGTTGGATCTAGTGGATAATAGCTGTAAGACATCACCATCACGTTTGTGACAAAACCAGTGTCAAGTATTTCTAAACGCCTGACTTCACCCGGTATTGGCACATCGGTATCTAAATAATCCAGCGTGATTGATATTGCCGGTTCAGTAACAAATTTTGCTTTAGCAGCGGCATCAGCAGCGCTAACATCATGAAATCTTTCATCACTAAAATCTCCACCATCCCACACGCCATACTCACTAATCGAAGTATCATCTTTCACCACGTGTGGTTGAAAATAAACCGAACCATCATCTTTTTTTGTACTAATAACCGTTAATTGATTAATGATACTGGTTGAATCATAAGTAATTGCGACATTATCGGAGTTGTAACCATAACCTAGTCGATTTCCTAAATTAGTAGCAAAGTTGGCTTTATCATAGACAACAATTTTTTTGTTATCCGGATAGATATAAGCGTCTGGCCAAGTTGAAATAATTTGACTTAGCCCATCAAAAGCATTGTTACCACCTAAATCAGTAATTTGCTTTTTTACAAAGTTTCCTTTTACATCAAACGAGTAACCAAAGCTGTTATCGCTAAAATAAAAAGACAGTACATCACTAACCGAATAAGTTAGTGTACCGTCTTTTTTATTATGTTGGAATATTTTGCGACAATCTAGATAAACATGTGTTGCCGTAATCGCAACCGTGTTGTACCTACCTGAATAATTTGGAACACTTTGCTTAATGACAAATTGTTGTCCTTGCCATGTGATTATATTTTCAGAAACCAACAAAGCATAAGCAATACTATTATCGCTGTAAGCCGTGAACGTAATCCGATAGGTACTATTATTTTCCCAACTCACATTAAATGTCGGTTTAATGAGCGATTGAAGCGGTTCGTTTAGGGTGCCATCGCGCTTCATCACCGTCACTACTGAATTAGTCAATATAAATAAACGGGAAACTAAAAGTAGTTGTATGACTGGCAGCACCCGATACCGTAATGTCATTCCAACCTTTTTCTAGTTTGATATACCCGAAATTAGTATTTTGTGAAGCTGGATTACCATTTAGAGTTGTTGATAAACCGTTTAAAACCAAGTTGTCACTTGATTGGATTGCCCCATTATATTGATAATTGGTTCCGTTAGTGCTGTTCGTAATCTGGTATGAGTTGCCCGAAAACCGAATCAGTAACATCAAGTCGTGCCGTTGATAATAGGGGTCAATCGCAATATCACTAGGATTATAAACCTTAAAATGATTAGCGGTTTGTTGATATACCGGCTTTTCATTCAACTTAAAGTTCATTCCAAAAGAAGTATGTTCCATATCTATTGCATCACTTCTAACTAATGAATATTTATATCCACTCGGTATTTCAAATTGAATAGAAAACAAAGAATCATCATAGCCATCAGCAATGAATTTGATTTCAAACGTTGTTGGTCGACCATACATGATTTTTTGCAAATCAATATCAGTTCTAAATCTGCATAACTCTCTATCACCAAACAATTGATAAATTTCGTGACGTAATAACTTCTGATCGTAATAATCTCTTGAATGTAATAAAAAATTAGCAGTGAAAACTAACTTTCCAAAAGTTGTTCCTGTAAAGCGACTACCATCTCTAGTTGCATCATCTTGGTATTTATTATTAAACGTTGGCGTTGAATCACCACCCATGTATTCAACATTGGGTAGTCTTGCCGTCAAGTCAAACTCATCGTGCCCTTTCAATTTTATTAAAAATGTTGGTTTGATAGTATCACCTCCTATACAAGTGACTGATAATCACGTAGGTTAACGTCACTGGCTTGTTTTTTATACCAGTCATTTTTATCAAGAGCTACGTTTACAGGCACTGGATTACCTTGGCCTTGAACAAGTTGAGTTAATAATTCTACAGCTTGTTTGAGTTGGTTAATCACATCTGAATTATCACTAGTAGCACTAGAACCAGTAAGTCCATCACGAGCAGCCATTGCAACTGCTGTTTTACCAAGCAATTCAAAGCCTCTAGAGCGTTTCATACCACTCAATGGGATTATCATTTCTGGCTTATTACCTTCACCGACCTCAATCATCTGATTTTTGGTAATTAAGCCACCGTTTTCGTATCCATGACCTTGACCTAAGAATGATAAATCACTACCATAAGTCTTTTTAGCATAGTTCAATCCAGCTAGTAATGAATCATAGCCATTGAATGGGTTATTATGCCCTGGAAACTTATTGGCATTAAATGTAGATGTTATAACCTGCATCAACCCTTTAGCTAAATCACCAGTCTTATTGTTAATATCACCAATGTTACCCTGTACAGCCTTTTCGTTACCACCTGATTCAGTTTGAATCTGGCGTAACACCTTATTAACCATGCCTGAACTTGTTGAAAGTCCGTTAGCTTTTAAGGCATCTACAACTTGTGAACGCCAACGTGAAACGCCTGCGCCACTGGGTGCGCCTTTACCTCCACCACCATCATCAGTGTTAGAGTTGTTGCTTGATATAAGTTTCTTTAAGAAGTTACCTATACCCTTGATACTTTCGTCTACCATGCCCTTAGATGAGGCATGACCTACATCACCAACTTCTGGTATTGAGTTAATATCAAAGGCTTTAGTAGCAATATCTGTAAGGCTCTTGATAGGGTCTGTAATCTTAGATAAGGCATCACTAGCTGCATCTGAAACATCGTCCCATATATTGCTAGCACCCTTAGTAACTGAACTAACGAATGCCTCTAGACTAGAAGTACCCTTAGCATATCCTGGTAATGTCTTACCTAATCCACCTTGGAATAACTTAGCTGTGTCTCTAGCATTCAGAATCTTGTCACCAGGTTTAAGATTAACAACCTGAGCACCATTGTGACCTAGTAGGTCTATCTTGCCTGAATATGGTGAGTAACGGGCTTCAATACCTGCTTCACCTACTAAGGCTTGACCACCTGTAGCACCATCACTACCTGTTGCATAGGCTGGCATACCCATAGGCGCGTAGCTGTAGTTCCCCCTAGTAACATCAACACCTTTAACACCAAACCCTTTAACAAGTCCGTTGAAAAATCGTCCTATGTTGCTCCAGATACTGTTAGTACCATTACCTTGCCTAGAAGCAGCCTCTGCTC